ATTTGATAAACTCTGCCATAGTAAAATTTTCTGACAGTTTCATAGTTTTTGCCTTGAGTTGTTAATAATGTATGTATTTATTTACTTTATAAAGGATTCGTATTTTTCTAACCAAAGATTAGCACCTGCTTCGTGTGCTTCTTCTAATGGATGAAGACTATCACTGATATCAAAGTCATTCATCTGACTCCAAGTAAGAAATGTTGTGTAATATGGCCAACGTTCAATATCATCTCTGATATCATTTTGTAATTCAGCTATGTATCTTGGACAATGATGCGTCACATCTAACAATAACTCATCCATAATATGACTTACAAAAGGTATTTTGTGTCTACGTAGGTATTCGTGTGTTGAATATACATAGTTTAGACTTTGCCACTTGTCTTGTATTTCACTTTGTAAATATTTGTAGTATATTTCTGCTAAAGGATGATCTTCTGTGCCAGTTGGCCTTACAGTGGTCCAATTGTTTTCAACAATATCAAAAAACTCCCAACGATCAATCCAGGTCCAATTAATAACGCAAAGACTGTCTGGACTAGCATTTTGTAATACTTGCTGAGCAATATGATTATTGCCAACACCAGGACGTGCATAACATTTGTAGTCAACCCCAATTATTTCTGCTGTACGTGCTGTCCAGGTAAGTTGACTTGGTTTTGTTTTTTCTACTCCAGCATCTTTAAGGTCAGTTCCATAAACAAAACTATCACCAAATGCTTTAAGTTTACTTACTTTCATATTGTCTTATAAATTTAACTAGTTGATTGACATCATAGTCCCAAGAGTCAACGGTTAGTTGTGCATAGTCAGGTTTTTCAAATACTCGATTAGTGTCGGCAAATCTACCTTGATCTATTGTATCCATCCAAATAATAAAGTCAGGGTTAAATGCTTGGCGTGTTTCTGGTGTAGGACAAACAAAGTCTGCTATAACATAACGATCAGCACGTAGTACAATATCACATAGCCTACCCATTCTTGTTGCTTGTTCAACACGATCCTCATCTGTAAAACCTAAATCACGATTAATATGATTACGCACTTCGTCTGCGTTGAACCAAACGCATTTAAGTTTCTTTTGTAGGTGTTCTGCTAAGGTGGTTTTACCTGCTCCAGGTAAACCCATTATTAATATTTTCATAAAAATACTTATGAAATTATTTTAAGCCAGCGATGTTTTTTAGTTTTTGAATTGCTTCGTCGTTTTCGTAGATACGTTTAGTTTTTAAACCAGCACGTGCTCGTACTTCATTTAAACCCAACTCTTTATCTAAGCGATATGCTTTTGGTGAAGTTGCTACTACTTTTTCAAATGCTTCTGTGGTAAATTCATATTCTTCTTTACCTGATCTGAAAACCCAATCTTTTGGTTCTAGTTCGCACAATGTAGATAAGTCTTCCAACATTGTTGATAAGTTTGTGCCCAGGTTGCTACGTCTTTTCATTTCTACGTACACTAGATATTTGTTGGGTGCTATCTCACCTGGAGAGCGATCTGCGTCAAGAACAAAATCATAACCTTTTTCAAACCAGCCCACTAAGTCTTTAGCGGCCTGTTCGTCTGTTACATAGAAACTAGCAACCGATACATCATCGTCATCGCCCATCTTACTAGCAAATTCATCAATATGTATTGTTGGTTTGATCATGCCTTCTAAGCATTTATATTCTAGTCCCATTCTTAATCCTGTTCTTGATCTTGATGTTGTGCTAGATCTAAATCTTGCTCGTAAGCATTATCTAAATCGCCCATGTCAATGTCCATGTCTTCTAGTTCCATCGAACCTTGACGTATATCATTAATTAAATATTTTGGTAATTCAAGTTCTACCATCCAAATGTCTTTTTTAACTAAACGAGGCTTTTTAGTTCCTGGTCTATAGTCATCTGGATCTTCAACTCGAACTGGTACTTCCATGGTAGTTTTCTTCCAACGGCACTTACAACCATAAGGTAGTAAACGTTTAGCACCACGTGGGTCTGGCATAAGTTCTCCAGGCCACATCCATACACAGGTCACTGAGTAACGACCAATGTCTGGTCCTTCTACTAGTTCACCTAACTCCCAGTTCTTAAATGAATAGATATCCATTTCGTCTAAGACACGTTCATAGTCTAACAGTGTAGCAATTACACCTTCAGACATATAGATGTTTTTAACGGTTTCTGGGACTTTCCAAAAGTCTAATTTATCTTCAATGGTTTTCATATGAAAGTATTTATCATTTCTTTTAAGAGTTTATTAAAATATTCTGTATCTGTTATTAAGTTGTAATTATGTTCTAGGATAGGCTGTGCTTGTCGGTAAATGTAACTAGGATCTTGTTTGCTCAACCAAAGTACTTGTTCAAATGCAGAATCAAACCTTTGTTGATTATTTTCAATAGTATCGTATGTTTCATCTATAATACCGTTGAATGTTCTAAATCCTAAACGTTGTAGATTTGCTAAATGCCCAGGGCATCCAAACATAACAAAGATTCTTTGTGCTAATAGTGCTTTGGCTGTTTTTTCTGTAAAGTAATTAGTAAAATGTTCATACTGTGTTTCAGCAATTAGACTGTACCAACTGTCAGCATATACCTGATTAGGAATAACGCAACTTTGATTTACTTCATATTCCTGATGATAATCATAACTGTTAAATGGCCCTGGTGCAATATCAATGGCATCTAATTCTTTGGTGCGATAAAGTTGCGGAGAACCAAATGTATTTTGTAGTATTGAAACATAACTTGAGTCTAATAACTTATTATAAGTTAACTGATCAAATATGTATTGCCTATTATACTTACAGATACCTAATAAAGCATCAAATAATCTTGTCTTAGAACCTTGTCTAGTAACTATAATAGGCTGACAACAGCCGGTTCGTCTAAACCATAATGGATGCCAAAAGACTTTTGGGTGTGATTTGTATTGAGTATTCCAGCCAGATAGAATGCTAATTACATTTTTATTATTAAAGTTTTGTTCTAAAGTTTGTATGTAAGTTGATAAGTCATCGTTGGTAACTTCTGTGTCTAAAACAACAACCAAATCATAATCACTGAAGTCCTGTTTACGATCATAAAAGCAACTTTCAATAACTACAATTTTTTTGTCAGATTGAAACAGTTGGTTTATGTCTTTGTAATGTTGAAATGAATGATTAAAATCAGTAGTAGTCATAATAACTATACTTAATAGATTTGTCCGAATAGCCAAGTATTTATTGTTGCACAATCAAATTGATGTGAGTATATTAAATCCAGGTGTTGACCTGTAAATACTTGTGTCCAAAAGGACATCTTAAAAACTGTCCGGAGGACTAAAAGATGCACTATTCAAAGGAGATTATATTGAGTAAAGCAAAACGTTCTCACAAACAAAAAACACATCATTACGATAACACCGCAATAAGTTTCAATCACGAGCACAGAAAACGACATTTAGAACTCATACCAAAAACACAAAATCAGGAAAAGTATATACTAGACCTATTAGATCCTAGAAAGGAGATAGTGGTAGGGTATGGGCCAGCGGGTACAGGTAAAACATACTTGGCAATGCAGGCCGCTGTAAAAGCGTTTAGAAATCATGAGGTTGAACGCATAGTACTAACCAGACCAGCCGTTGGGGTAGAAGATGAAAAACATGGCTTTCTACCAGGTACACTTGAACAGAAAATGGCACCATGGGTTAGACCGTTATTTGACGTGTTGCGAGAATATTATTCTGTTCACGACATTACCCATATGATGGAAGAACAGATAATAGAAATTTCGCCACTAGCATTTATGCGTGGTAGAACTTTCAAAAACGCTTGGATTGTAGCAGATGAAATGCAAAACGCTACACCAGGACAAATGAAAATGTTATTAACTAGAATAGGAGAAGGCAGTAAAATTATCGTTACGGGCGATGTAGAACAAGCAGACAAATCAGGAAAACACAATGGTCTACTTGACTTACATCAAAGATTAACCCAGGGTGACGTTAAAGGAATGAGTCTTTGCGAATTTAAAGCACAGGATATACAAAGACATCATATTATTGACGACGTATTAAATTTATATTCTATGTAGAGGCTTGGTCAGGGGGCGTTTCTTGTGTTTCGTCCTCTGATACTTGTTCTTCCAGAGGCCAGGCTTTTTCTAACTGGTCAATCACAACACCATAAAATGAATAATAGTAGTTTCTAATTAGTTCCCAATCTTTGGGTATGGCTTCACTTAGTCTTGCTTTGACTACTTTACGTTCTTTGAAATCTAATATTACACTTGCTGTAACATTAATTTTATTGGTTAAGTTTTTCTCAACAACTTGCACAGACTCATCAAACTGTCCGTCTGCTTTTTGAATATAGGTTACTACAAAATACCTCACATGAATACCCCGTATAATATACACCATAACTCAAGTGCTAGTTTATAACCAATATAGAGTGCAATAACGCACCCTGTTGCTTTTATAATTGTGTCAGTTCGCATAGTGTTGCTGATAAGTTAATTTCTGGATCAGCTACCATAGCATGATTAACTAATCCATTTCTAATTACAATAATTGCGGCATCACGTTGTTCATCTGTTGATCCCCACAAGTCTATGTTGTCATACATCCAACGAAACATATCTTCCATTTCTTCAGGACGTGCATTTTTACACAGCAGTTGTCTTGCTTCTTTAATTTTTCCTGCCTTAAACATAGTAACTACTTCTAGTTTATAGTCTTCACTGCCACCTTCATCGCCATGAGGTGCATCTAGTGTTCCTGATGTTGAATTCATTTGACATATATTTAAACATTTACGTAAGTCAGGATATGTTGCTTTGACATAGGTATCCAATACATCTAGTTCAAATTGTATACTTTCTTCAACTAACACAGTTGCCATACGTGCTGTAAACTCTGTTTGATCAATACGCTCAATATGAAAGCCTTGGCATCTTGAATGTAGTGCTGGAATAACTCTGTTTGGATAGTTACAAGTTAATATAAACCTTGCTGATGCGTGATAAGTTTCCATAACACCACGTAATGCGGCCTGACCATTTGGACTGATATAGTCTGCCTCATCTAATAGTACTACTTTAAAATCACCAAAGGGCATAGTCTGTACAAAGCCGGATATTTTATCACGAATAGTATCAACACTATTTTCACGAGATGCGTTAATTTCTAACACATCATATTCGTCTATGCCCAATTGATGAATTAATATTTTAGCTAGGGTAGTTTTACCCACACCTGGTGCACCACTGAATAGTAAGTGTGGAATAGTTTTTTCTTTGATCCAAGTTGCTACTTGTTCTTTTTGTGCTTGATCACGAAAAACATAACCATCTATATCGTTAGGTCTATACTTTTCTGTCCAAAGTTCTTTCATCAAATGCCTTTCATTAGTTTTGTATATTATAACTGATATTGGTTTTGATTACAACTATTTTTGAGCAACTCCGGTTAAACCCATAGTTTCGTCTAATGGTTTCTCATCTGCTATTAGTAGAATTTCAGATAAGTCAACTCTACGTATGGTTATTTCCTCGCCATCTATTTCAACTTTGGTACCGCGAGTCCATCGACCATGTGCTACTAAGATCCATTGTCCTGATTTGAATTGTGTTTGTTTTGGTCCTACAATATAGATTTGAGCCCAACGTGGTCTAATACCTTCTGACTTATAGTTGTCGTCTGCTAGTAAAATACCACTGGCTAATTGTCTTGTGTTGAATTCCATGTCACGAACAATCACTTCATCGTGTTTTGCTCGTATGGATTTGATTTGCCATGCGTCTCCGTATGCCATTATATACGCTTAACTCCTTCCTGCTCTTGTTTCATTTGTCTAAGCGTTTTTTCTTCTTCCTGTTCTACTGAACGTGCTTTAGCAATAGCACCTGCAAGTCCTGTCATTGGAACTTTTTGTGGTTCTGGTTCCTGTGCTTTAATTGGTTCTTGTGCTAGTGTAGGTGCCGGTTCTACAGTTTTTTCTACTACTGGTTGTTCTTGTACAGGTTGATTAGCCTGTGCTTCACGGGCCGCTTTAGCACTTTTATATACTGGTTCATCTTTAACATGCTTACTATATGTTTTTCTATAGTGTTGATCCATGCTTTCGTTGCGTGTTCTAACAGTTTTATTTTCGCTGTTAATTTTGTCGCCACGTGCATTAACACCCATATTACCTACAGCACGAGTATTTTCGTTTGATAATAGTAAGGCACCAATGTCTAAATTTTGACCTTTTGATGTTCTATATACTTTTGACATTTTTAGTCTCCTATTTGCACATATCAAGAAGTTCTTGTATAAGTGCTTCTTTTGATTTTCTACGATCTAATTCTCGACCATACTGTCTACCTAGGTCTTCTAATTCTTTTTTGTTTAGATCATTAAGTTCGTTATAATGCCAGTACGGTTTAAGTTGTACGTTAGTCTCTGCACCAAGCAGAATATTAACAAACTTTTTTAAATACTTTAACATATTTATATTCCTCTATTATATACGTACTTATCTAAGGAATTCGCCGACGTCTAAATTATAGTATAAACTGTTGATTCTGTGTACACCAATTAGATATAACACATAACTAGCAACGCTAGATCCTCTGCCTATGCCCCATACTATATTGTTCTCACGCATTGTGTCTACTAGATACTTTAAGTATCTTAATAAATCAAACAAGTCACGTTCCTGATATAGTAGTAGTTCTTCGCCTACACGTTGTAGTTCAAAGTCTTCCTTACATTGATCTAATACCCATTGTGCTATGTCTAGGTTCTGATACTCTTCAGGCATTAACCATTGACTCTGCATTACTGAATCAAACGTAGCAACATCAACTTCCAATGGTTTATACTCTACAAACTTGTGAATGTTGTCTATAAGTTCTTTTACTTTTGATAAGTCAACATCTTTTACTAATGCGTGTTTTATTTCACGCTCTGGATCAGTCATAAGGATATCTATTAAATCATCCTCTTCTAATACAATTTGACCAAGTTTATCTTTAATCATCTTTTTTAAATTTACCTACAACAACATTACCTTCTTCGATGCCATCTGCTGTCCAATGGAGGTTAACATCTTTCCAGTGTATAGTTGGATTCATTTTAAGTGTACCGTCTGATTCTTTGTTACTGAGTATGTCTTTGTTCCACCACA